AGGTAAGAATTTATTAGAAGTCTAACTGACTCTACCCAGCCTTCACGAGTGTCTGGAATTTCGAACACCTGTTCTGGTTCTGTTGGGGCATAGATTGAGAAATTCTTATCCTGTCCCACTGTATCAAACCCTACACCAATACCAAGCATTAGCGCATCCATAACCCAAGCAAACAGTGCTCCTGGATCATTCTTGTCAAGGTCCTTTGTAGAAACCATTGCACAGTTTTGTAATGCTGCTGAGTTCTTCTTTTCCATAGTCATAGGAGTTCCAAATGCCCACATACCTCGTCCTGGTGGTGTCCACTTTAATTCAAACATTCTTTGGAATGCTTCTTGTGCAGACTTTTGGGCTTTGTAGTCATTCCATGGCAAGCGGTTTTCTTTAGCATGATTCTTTTGTACTGAATACATACCCTCGATTACACGACGACAAACTTCATGCCATCTTTCCTTAGTTCCATCTTCCTTCATGCGAGAATATGTACGAATAAAAGTAATTTCTCCAAGTGAATTTTCTGCTGCATCCTTAAACCCAAATGGGCTTTCTTGGTTCTTGTACTTTTCTACGAAGTCCTCTGGAAGTTTAAAACTAAAAAAATCTGACATGTGTTTCGTCCTTTCTAAAACGGAATAGTGTTAAGTATAGCAGAGTTTTAAAAAAAGCAAAACTCTACCTAAAGTTACAGTTTATGGTTTTACTTAAAGTTTTTCTTTTGCCAAAACTTTAGTCTATAACCATTTTGAAAACTAGATCTAACCCTAGATCTTTGCTCTTCTACTTTTGATGCTGGGAAGTTTTTGTCTAACTCCATTGCCCATTCTTCTCTTTTGAATGGAAAAACCTGATACATTGGGGTTCCTTGCTTTATAGTTCCCTTAAAATTCTTCTTAACTAAAAATGAAAGATGTCCATCAGTAAAGTAATTATCGGTATCTACAACCGCATCAATTGCCTTTAGAGGAGATGGGGGCTGGTGCATTGGAGTTGTGAAGAAAGTACTATATCCCTCATCTGTCTGAACCATCCATGTAGGGTGTATTCTTAATATTTTGTTGCAATATATTTCTTTGTCTATTGGCAAGTGAGAAACTTGCTCTTCTATATGTTCACTAATTAATGCGCTACGGTATTTATCCATATGAATAGGTAATTGTATATTCATATTTCCATCAGTTGTATCTATATAGATATCGCATGGAACTTTTAATATATACCCCATTGACATTGCATCAAAAAAGGCTTGACATTTTTTTACAGTAAGTCTCATTATTCCTCTATCAGGGATATCGCTTCCTGATATTGCTGGTTGATCTTTGTACCAGTTAGGAACATTTTTTGTTCCTGGCTCTGGTTCTGGAACAACATTTGCCAATCCTGGATACATTTGTAAAAATCTAATAGTGTTCATATAAGCCTTTCGTTATTATTAATTATAGCATATTAAAGGTTTTGCCAGGTTTCTGAATCCTGCATCTCAAGCATGTAACCTGGAGCAACATAGAAATGCATTATCTTTTGATCATGCTCTACTATTGTTGAATTATCAGTACCGCCAGAGATTATCAAAAAACTGTTTCTTTCTGGATTTACAGTAACGAGATTATCCTGTAAGTGTATATTTTCAATAATAAAGCCAGTTTTACCTGAATAAATCTTTCCATAAAAGCAAAGATATTTTTTTAAGCCTGAAGTAAATCTTACGCCGTTGTTTTTACGTAGAACATCTTCATTAGAAAATAATAATTTGTAGTCTTGTTTTTCATAGTTTATGTTGTTTTCTTTGCACATAAAAATTACTTGATCTTTTATTGAATTCAAAATGTTTTCTTCTATATTAGAAAGTTTATAAATGATCATCTTGAAACTCTTTTACCAAAAAATACATATGGATAGGCTGGCTGATCAAAAAAGTCTTCTCTTAGATCTATTGCTTGTTCCACAGACGTATTCTTTACATGATTAGTTTTAAAAGCAGAGGAATACATTTTGTTGCCAATTTCAGACCCATATTCATGAACAAGTGTTTTATGAAATAAATGCTTTAAAACTTTTGATCCGTAGTATAAAGATGTTTTACCAATACCCTTCATTCTAAAAATTGGTGATACGGACATTCTATCTGTTAGAATATTTCCTATATCATCTTCTTTTTTCCATGTGGCATATACATCTGGGTAGTCATTTAAAATATGATCTCCAACACATACAGATCCAGTTGGATATTTGTCATTAAAATAAACACAGGCAATTCCGTCTAAAGTTTTATGGTTTTCAAAAAATACATAATAAAACCAAGATCCCTCAAGTTCTTTAGGATATGTGAGTTCCTTAAAACTTGAGGTATCTAGGACCTTAATCATTGTAGATTATTCTTCTGTTTGATATCCGTCGTAAACCAAGAAATGATCTGTGTAGAACATATCATAAGGTTCACAGTTGATAGATACAACTTGATGAGGAAGGTAAGAGATAATTAACTCAGTAATAGGTACCCAAGAGTTATTGTCTGTTGACCAGAGTTCATCTGTTTCTAATAGATCAATAGATGCAATCATCTTGGCTATACCGTCTCTTTTTACGAGCATGTAGTGAGACCCTGAATAGAACTCACCATTTATAGACACAGACTCTTGTGCTGTTGATGTTCCTATATGCATGATCGTTGTTTCTTTATCAGGGAACATAGAAAGATCTTGTGGATCCCCTTCCCAATTCTGAACATCTTGCATTGTAAAGTTCGTCCCTAGTCCAGGAACCTCTGTAGAAACAAGAACATCTCCTACTTGAAGATTAGATGCTTGAGTGTATCCGTTTGTAGTTAAGATTAATGTATTTACACTCACAGACTTTGGACCAGATGGCGTAAATCCATAAGCACCGAATGCTCCGAATGCTCCGAAGGCACCGAATGCACCGAATGCTCCGAAGGCACCGAATGCACCGAATGCACCGAATGCACCGAATGCACCGAAGGCTCCGAATGCACCGAATGCACCGAAGGCTCCGAAGGCACCGAATGGTGGCGGAGGACATGTAAATGATTCTGCTCCTGTACATGAGTTTACGTAAATAGCAACTGATGCTCCACAAGAACCACGATACTCGGTATAAGCATAATTATTTGTGCATGCGACTGGCACTGGCACTGGTACTGGCTGTGGTACTGGCACGGGAATTGGTTGTGGCACTGGCTGTGGTACTGGCTGTGGCACTGGTACTGGCTGTGGTACTGGCACTGGCTGTGGCAGAGGAACAAATCCAAATGGTGTAAAACCAAATGGAACAAATGAGAATGCTGTTGTAACGCTTCCTGATGAAGACGATGTTCCAGAACTTCCATTTTGGTTATCTGCACGAACTGTGTATGTTTGTGATGAACCCATTTCTTGACCTACACCTACTGATGTAGAAGATGTGTTTCCACTCTTTCCATCGCTAGATGCCCAGAAATAGTTTGTTATTGCTTTTCCACCATTTGCTGGTGCTGACCAGGAAACGTTGTCTTGACCGACCTGAGTTGATGCACTTGGTGCAGATGGTGTTGCTGGAACTGTTGTTATAGGTACAGGTAGTGAAGGCACTGATGCTGGGGAAGTTCCTGAAGCATTTGTTGCTGTTACAGTAAATGTTGCAGTTGCTCCTGATGCAATTCCAGGTACAACAATTGGAGAAGATAGACCTGTGGCTATTTGTCCTGTACTTGATGTTGCTGTGTATGACGAAGCAGCAGGAGAATCTGCTGGTAGTTCAAAAGCAACTGATGCTGCTCCGTTGTTGAATGGACGATTTGTTCCTACGTCTGTTGCAACAACATTAATTGGTGCCTTTGGTTCTAAGAAGTCGTTTGCCGACTGACTCATTCTACCTGCTTGCTTTGACATATTTATTCTCCCTTAATTTTGTATTATACTGCTAAGTCTCCGAAGATCAACCAACCAGAGGCAGTCTTCATTGCTGTTACAACTGAGTTTGTAGTTCTAAACTTTCTTCCTGGTGTTCCAACTACTCCATTAGCGTCAGAGAACTGGGCTCCTGTGCCTGATGCCTGGTAGAAGTCAATTGACTGTCCAGTTGAGTATCCTGTTGCAGGAAGAGTGATTGTGACTGCTCCAGTTAGTGGAACAAACTTGTCTGCTTCTCCTGCTGCTAATGTTGCATTTGATGAGATTGCTGTTGCAAATGTTGTTACAGATGGAACTCCCAACTTTGTTTGAGTACCGTCTGAGAAGACTATACCAGATGAAGGAGTTACGGTTGTTGCTTCAAGTGCTCCAACCTGTAGTGCATCAAGTGATCCCTCTGTAAAGTCTACTGTTGTTGAAGGTTCTGTTGTAACTCCCTTAAACAACTTCCACTTGTCTGCAGAAACATCTCTTACGATACCTGAGTGCTTGTTTGCACCATCATTGTATCCAACCACAATACCTAGGTCAACTGTATTTGCTGCATTTTGGTGAGCAAGTTGGACCAGGTTATCTTCGATTGTGATAGATGTTGCAGATGCGCTAAACTGTGTACCGTTAACTGTTAGGTTTCCGTCAACAACAACGTTTCCGTCAACTTCCATGTTACCTGTAAATGTTTGGTTTGCTGCATTCTTGTATGCTAACTGTGAGGTATCTGAAATACCATGAACATCGGTAGTATCTGAATTGTGTGTTGATACAGCGCTGTCTGCATATGTCTTAGTTGCGACTGTGCTGTCAATATCAAATTCTTCTGTTTCAAGGTTCCAGTCAATTCCTACACCTGCAAGTGCTGACTGATCTACTGTCACACCTGTAATAGCGTTAGAAAGTTCTGTTTGAGTTACCAAGACTGTTGTGTCTGGGATACCGTGAACATTTTCTGTTAATAGGTTGTGGTCTGAAATCTTTGTATCTGCTGCAGTTGCTGCATCTGCAATAGCCTCAGTCTTTGCTGTGCCAATCGCTGTAGCCTGTGCAGTTGATACTGGTTTGTCTACATCTGCTGTATTATCTACATTTGTGAGACCTGCTGTAACTATTCCGATTGCAGTTGAAATCTTTGCATCTGCTTCTGTTCCAGCCTCAGAAATTGCTTCACTCTTTGCTGTTGCTACATTTCCTGTAGTTGCTAGAAGGGATGTATCTGCAATTCCGTGTACGCCTAGAGTAGTTGAGTTATGGGAAGTTATTGCGTCTGAAACATCTGAAAGTAGAGCAAGGTTTGCTGTATCTTCGATTCCGTGTACGCCTGTTGTGCTTGAGTTGTGAGACCCAATTGAATCTGAAACATCTGAAAGTAAAGCAAGATCATTTGTGTCAGCAATTCCGTGTACATTTAAAGTACTTGAATTGAAGTCAGTAATCTTTGCATCTGTGATGTCTCCTGCTTCTTCAATCGCTGCATCAATTGCTTCTTGCTTTGCTGTTGATACGTTTGTAAGAGTTGCAAGAAGTGCTGTGTTAGCAATTCCATGAACACCTAATGTCTGTAGATTGTGATCAGAAACTGCCGTGTCTGCATAACTTTTTGTTGCAAGGTTTGCTGTGTCTGCAATTCCATGTACATTTGTTGTTTTGTCTTTGTGAGTTTCTAAAGCACCTGATATAGTGTTACTTACCTGGGTAATTGATGCTGCTCCTTCTAAAACTACTAGGTCAACTCTTGCATTTGTTGCAAGCGCTGCCAAGAAATCAGGATTGTCTCCTAGTGCGTCTGCAATTTCTGATAAAGTATTCAGAGACTCTGGAGACATTCCTACAACTGAATCAATGGCTGCCTGAAGTTCTGTTGCGTTAGCAAAATATACTAATTGGGACCATGTAGATGTTCCGTTACCCATCTTAAACTTGCTGGTATCAGTTTCAAAACCGATTTCACCTGCTGCTAAAACTGGGTTTGCTGCCGTCCATTGGGCTGCTAATCCTCTACGCTGTTGCATTCTAGTTGCCATTTATTTATCTCCTTCTGTACGGTTTGCGTACACTTTCTTTTTTGTATTTAAATTTTTCATATTACACTCCACCGCCATCTAGCACTAGGTTAAGAGAAGCGATATCTTGTATTGCTGCCTTAACAAATGCTGTTGTAGCCACCTGTGTTGTGTCAGTTCCAACTTCAGCAGTAGGGGCTAAAGGTGTTCCTGTAAATGTTGGAGACTGTGCTGGTGCGATGTCAAAGAAAACTGATCCATCGTTTGTAAACTGCCACTTATCTGCAGTCTCGTTCCAGCGAACCTGAACATTTGCCTCATCTCCACGAATAACTCTTATTCCAGAGTTTTCAGTTGGATTTCCACTTGTAAAATTGCTATTTAAGTCAATGAGGTTATCAGCCAGAGAAATTGTCTCGCTGTTGATTGTTGTAACTGTTCCGCCAACTGATAGGTTGCCAGTAACTGTAAGGTTTCCGCCTACTTCTGCGTTATCATTTACGTAAACCTTTCCAGTTCCGTTACCTGACAAAGACAGATCTGTATTTGTTGTCTTGCTTGTAACTGTATCAGACTTTAGTCCATTGCTGAATGTCACTCCGTTACCGTCAGCGCTTGAGAAATTAGCGCCTGCTTCTACAACTACTGGTCCCTTTATATTAATAGAACCAGTTCCTGTTGGATCAAATTCAATATTACCGCTTCCGCTTGTTCGTAGTCCTAGGTTTTCATTAATGTCTGCTGAAACAACGATTGCTCCTGATTCATCCTGAAGAACCTTCTGTCCGTTAACATACAGAGATCCTGGACCAACATAAATATCTTTCCACATATTTGTAGGAGATCCTAGGTCGTATGTGTTGTCTTCAGAAGGAACAATATTTCCGCCTGCTGTTACTGTAGGCAGAACCACTGTTCCAGTAAATGTTGGAGAAGCCTTTGGAGCCTTTAGGTCAAGTGCTGTATTGCGAGCACTTGTTTCTGCTGCTACCTTTGCAGTAGCGTCTGCTGCTGCCGTAGCCTCTGCTGCTGCTTGAGCGGCGTTAGCCTTGGTAGTAGCATCTGCTGCTGCTGTTGCTTCTGCACCTGACTTAGCGGTGTTTGCCTTGGTTGTGGCATCTGCTGAGGCTGCAGAAATTGCTTCTGTCTTAGCAGTTGCAATATTTGTATTTACTGTAGCAAAAAAGTTTGCGTCGTCGCCAACTGCTGCTGCGAGTTCGTTTAGAGTATCTAGGAGACCTGGAGCACCATCAATAAGTTCTTCAATTGCTGCTGCTGCGTCTGCTGTAAAGTATGTCAGAGTGGCCCAACGATTTGTTCCATCACCAATCTTAAACTTGTTAGTATCAATTTCAAAACCTATTTCTCCAGGTGATAAAATTGGATTTGCTGATGTCCACTGCGCTGCAGTGCCTCTTCGCTGTTGTTGTCTTACTGCCATTTAATTGCCTCCTAATGGGTGCTGCCCATATTGTCTTATTATAACATCCAATTTTTAATTGAAGTTATCTATTGCTATTCCGCCATCATGTACTGATGAAAAAACCTCGTCTGATGCAAGCCCAGAATCTGTTTCAGATGTCATTGGGCTATCAAAAAACCCAGAATCAACAAACATTGTCACAATAAGGCCTGTGCCATCAATTGCGGTGTCGTGAATGTGATCTGGAATATTGTTAGTGTCTTCTATTGTTGCCTGGGTGTACCAAGAACCTTCGTAGTAGAAGTTTACTCTGTTTGTAAGAGTATCTAACCACTGTGTTCCATTAGTTGGTGAAGAAGGAGCAGTTGTGCCTACAGCCATAGGTCCTGTTAGGGAATCTACATAGGCCTTAGTTGCTGCGTGATCAGCAAGAGTTGGTTCTCCTACTGTTACTGCATCTCCGAATGTACCGCCGTTTGTAACGACTAAACCATTCTTGACCTTGAAGTCTTTATCGACTATTGCCATTTACTACTCCTTCTTCCAACTATTTTTATTTTTTATTAAACTAGAAGTGTTCCCATAACAGTAACTGTTGAGTCATTGTTAGCGGTTGTTACCTGTAGTTGTACGTTTTCTCCTGAAATACCTGCTGAAATTGATGACGCTGAGCCATTTGTTCCAACAATTCCGTATTCAGTGATTGCAATGTTATCTGAAGAGTCAAGTGTCAAAAGGACCTTTGATATTTCAGTATGTGTTCCGTAGGCAACCTTTACAAGGTATTCTGCTGAACGGTAGTCAGCCTTTGCGAAGGCGTGTGCTACTTGAATTCCTGCTGTTGGTGCTGAAAGTGTTGCTGCGACCTGCTTAGCAACTGAGTTTAACTCAACTGAAGTAAATGAACGATCTGTTCCATCTACCGCAGTACGAGCACGAGCATCTGTGAAGTACTTGTTTGTTGTACCTTCTACAAGGTCATCAGTATCAGAATCTGCTACACCGTTTTCTGCGGTAATAGTAAGTCCTGCACCTGTGCCTGTGATTGTAATATTTGTTAGTGCTGCACCAGTTAAAAGTTGTGCTGCTGAAGTCTTAGCACGAGAATCTGTGAAGTAAAGGTTTGTTGAACCCTCTTCAATGTCATCTGTGTCAAGTTCATCAATTGCATCACCGATTGTTCCACCTACAGCGTCAATTGCTCGCTGGTTTGTGAAGTAAAGGTTTGTGCCTTCTTCGATGTCTGTTGTACTAAGAGCGTCAACTGCGGTTGTAATTGCAGAGTTTCTGTCAATTACTTCCTGGCCAATTGCTGCGTTGATCGCAGAGTTACGGTTTGTAACCTCTGTATCAATTGCTGAAGAAATTGCAGAGTTACGGTCTGCCACTTCTTGTGTAATCTTTCCATCAGTGTAGATATTTGCATCTGACTCTGCTGCATTAGCCTTAGATGTTGCATCTAGTGCGGCAGTTGCTTCTGCTGCTGCTTGTGCAGCATTTGCTTTTGAAGTTGCATCTGCTGATGCAGTTGCTTCTGCTGCTGTTTGGGCTGCTGATGCATATCCCTGTGCTGCTGTATCAAGATCAGAGATCTCTCCATCTACATAGGCTGTGTCAGCCTTTGTTGCAACCAAGTTAGCAACATCTGTTGCATAGTTTGGATTGTCAGCGATTGCTGCTGCCAACTCGTTAAGAGTGTCAAGAAGTTCTGGTGCTTGACCTACAAGTGCAGCAACTTCTGCATCTGTGTAAGCATTAGCAGATAAAATTGCTTCAGACTTTGCTGTAGCAATATCTCCAGTTACTGTTGTATAGAGTGATGAGTTTGCATTTGATGCAGTTAACTCTGCTGCTGCTTGTGCAGCATTTGCTTTTGAAGTTGCATCTGCTGATGCAGTTGCTTCTGCTGCTGCTTGTGCAGCGTTAGCCTTTGAGGTTGCGTCTGCTGATGCAGTTGCAATAGCATCTGTTTCAGCCTGGTCTGCATAAGCCTTTAGCGAAAGATCAAGTGATCCAATTTCGTCATCTGTGTAAGAATTTGCTGATGCAAGTGCTGCATCTGCCTTGGTTGTAGCATCTGCTGCTGCTGCAGAAATAGCATCTGCTTCTGCTGTATCAGCATATGACTGGTAAGCAGTTGTAATTGCTGTCTCACGGCCATCTGTGTATTCTTCTGCTGCAGTTATTGCTTCGCTTTTTGCTGTAGAAACTTCTGCATCTGTTGCAAAAGATCCACCAAGTGTTGTTGAGATTTGTACGTTTGCTGTACCATCAAAAGATACAGAACCTGTTACGTCTCCTGTAAGTTCAATTGTACGAGATGTCTCAAGTGCTGTTGCTGTGTCTGCATTACCAGTTAAGTTACCAGTTACATTTGCTGTAATTGTTCCTGCAGCAAAGTCACCATTAGCATCACGCTTTACAACCTTATTTGCTTCGTTAGCAGATGTTGCTGTTCCACCAATAAGATTGACGATGTATGTTTGGTCTGCTGTCTTCTTTGTAAGAACGTCAAAACCGTTAACTGTCGCTGTTGTACCCTCAACGATTAAACCACTCTTAATTTTAAAATCTTTATTTACTGTTGCCATTTTTTATATCTCCTTTTATTATGCCTTAAGTCCCATACGTGCGTAACGTACAGTGACTGGCTTGATCGCAGGATCTGGAGTGACTGTAATAGCCACGGTATTTCCAGTGCGAGAGACATTAATGGTGCCAATATTCCCATCATTGTCGATTGTTCCATACTCGCTGACTGATACATTTGTACCGTCAACAAGAATTGTCATTTCAGTTGCGTAGAACTTGTTGTCCCCTGCTGAAGTCTTTGATATTGAAATAATATACTTCACCATACGCCAAACTGTAGCGTCAAAGTTATCAATAACAGTTAAGTTCTCAATACCATTGATTGTGTTTTCATTGTTACCTGATGAACCCAGATCGGTTGACTGAGCAGAAAGGGTATCGATTAAATCTACATAATTTTCTTGAGTAGGTCTATCTCCTGTTTGGAATAGGCCCTTAACTCCTGAAATTGATATCTTTGCCATGCCGTAATTATATCATCCCTTTTAATAGTACTATTAAAGAATATAGTTGCTATAGCCAATAACCTGAAGAGGAATGCCTGGTGTATTTCCTAAACCAATAGCCTGTATTTGAATGGCCGTAAACTTAACTCTAAATGGCAAAACCTCAGTAATTATTGTTTTTCTTGTAAAATTTTCTATCTGAACTTCAGGATAGTCTATTGGGAATATTCTTTCTGTCTTTCCTTGCAGCGTATCAAGTAGTTTTGCTGTTGCCATTAATCTGTTACATCTTCAAGGATAATCATGCTACCCTGGCAAACTGTCCAAACTCTTGAAGGATCACTAACCTGAATATCAAAGATGTCTCCTGTCTGCAAAACATTAGATTCCTCTGCGGTAAGCCAAACTGTAAACTCTCCAACTAAGTCATCTTCGTCTGCAACTGGATGCAATGCCATAATTGTTGTAGCATTGTCTGTAATAATTCCAGGGGTTGATGTTGGTCTTTTAATCTTCATAGCAATATCCCATTCAGACCCTGCGCCTTTTAGAATCAAAGGCTCTTTTGCATCATCTGTTACATAAACCTTGAAACCAGAAGTATCTCCACGAACAACAGTCCAAATAACTGTAGGTGGCTTATTGCCAATATCGTATGATGTTTGAGAACCTCTTAAATTTGCCATAATGTTATTATATCACGACAAACCGTCTTTGAGTGCACCCCAAGTACCGTTTCCTTTTGCTTGAACAATTAACAAACCTTGTGCACCCAAAACTGCAGCAACAGCAACATATCTTGCTGGCCCAGTTGCTGGACGACCTTCAACTAAGTTTCCATGACTATTAACATATATTTTTGCTCCTACAGTATAGGCTATTCCTGTTAGGTTCATTTGTAAAACTCCAGAAACAACTACGACACCCTCTGCATTGTTTGCTATAGTGCTTTGTACTATTCCAAGAATTGGAACATCTGGGTTATGTGTAGGGCTTGATGGATTATATTTTTCTACCGTTGGCAAACCAGAAATGCTTCCAGAAATAAAAACGGGAGTTCCAGCAATTAAAGACACCCCAGAGTTATTTTTAACTTTAGAAGAAACACTTGTCATTCCTAATGGTGGCAAAATATTATTTAAAGCATCAACTAAAACTTTAAAGTCTCCGTGTACATTAACGGGATCTGATGCTTCAGGATACTTCATGCTAGGATAATTAGATGATGATATAGCCATAATATTTATTATACCACCCTATAAAGTTGACTTTTGACATAATTTTATGTTATACTTGGTAGTAACACCTACCAGGGTGTTATTGTTTTCTAAGGAGGAAACTATGATTAAATTTATCGAAAGAAACAAAGAGATCATTAGCACACTCAGTATCGTGGCACTTGTCAGTGTATTTTCTAATGCTGCTAATGCTACACCAGAACTAAGTACAAAGAACAACCTTAGCCTTGAACAGGCTCAGACAGTAGACACAACCTCGAAAGAGGTTTTTTTGGTTTCTAAGGAAAAAATGTTGGAGAGTTTTGCAAACAAGACATCTCTTACTGACTTAGAACTAAAGAAAATGCTATCCCTGGTTGGATTTAAGGGCCAGAACCTTGTTGAGGCTTGGGCTGTAGCAAAGAAAGAGTCTAATGGTCGCCCATTGGCTTTTAACGGAAATGAAAGCACTGGAGACTCCTCATACGGAATATTCCAGATAAATATGATTGACTCGCTTGGCCCTGATCGTAGAGACAAGTTTGAGTTATCTGCAAATGCTGAACTTTTTAACCCAGTTTTAAATGCACAAATTGCACACCACATGAGCAACGGTGGAGAAAACTGGACTGCCTGGAAAGGCATGACCCCAAGAACTAAGTTCTGGATGTCTAAATTCCCTAAGTAGGTTAGTGCTGGGGCTTTTCTATTTGATCTTTAATCCAAAGATAGGTATTTTTAATTCCTTCTTTTAAGGTCATAGAATAGTCCCAGCCTAATTCTTTTCTAACCAAGTCATTATTGGAATTTCTTCCTCTAACACCTAGTGGGCCAGGAATATGGTTCTTATCTAAAACCTTACCCTCTATGCTACAAGCAATGTCAACCAACTGATTGATAGTAACCATCTCTTCAGATCCAATATTGACTGGACCCTTAAAGTCAGACTGCATAAGTCTTCTTGTTGCCTCTATGCATTCATCTATGTATAAGAATGAACGAGTCTGTTCTCCGTCCCCCCAGATTTCTATAGAATCATCTGCTTTTATAACTTTTCGACACATTGCAGCAGGTGCTTTCTCTTTTCCACCGTCCCAAGTTCCTTCTGGGCCATATATGTTGTGGTATCTAGCAATTGCTACTGGTATCTTGTTATTTTTATTAAATGCCAAAAACATTCTTTCACTAAATAACTTTTCCCATCCATACTCGCTATCAGGATCTGCAGGGTATGCATCAGATTCTTTAAGTCCAGGGTTATTAACATCTAACTGTTTGTAGTCTGGATACATGCAGGCAGAACTTGAATAAAATATTTTGGTCTTATTGATTTCATATTTTTCGTTAAGTCTTGACTGCGCTCTAAGAAGATTAAGATTAATTAAAGCAGAGTTTTCCATAATTTGAGAATCGTTGTCTCCAGTAAAGATATATCCAGCACCACCCATATCTGCTGCAAATTGATAAATCTCGTCAAACCCCGTAATTAACTTATATGGAATTTCATTGTAGAAGTTTCCCTGATATCCCTTAAACTGAATAGCCTTTTCAACATTTTCATAAACAGACAAATCTCTTTCGATAAACTCATCTGCCTGTGTTTCTGAAAAATCTGGATGCTTTAAATCAACACCTCTAACCCAGTATCCTTCTGACTTTAACCTATTTACCATGTGGCTACCTATAAAGCCACCTGCTCCTAGAACTAATGCTGTCTTCATTTATTCCTCACAATTCTCTTAATCAAAGTATATAGCAATATTTTAAAGTATTGGCGATATCTGTTTTTCCCAAAACTCCGATATATGCAGGTGCTTATGAAGCCCAGGGTGTGGCCAATGTGCGCCAGGCCCTTTACCAGATCTTCCATAATCATATGCAATTTTGTGGTAATCGTAAGCATAATCAAATATTTCTGGATACTGATCCTTGTACTCTTTATGGCATCCCTGCCAGTTTATCATCTCATAATGAGGAGGCAAAGCATCAATATTTTTTGGATTAACAAGAAACTCAAAGTGTGGGGCAAACTCTTTTTTTGTTGTATCTGGAACATAGTGTCTAAAGTTATTTTTTAGAAACTCTTCTTGATCATCAGTCAGACCATTTGACCAACACGACCAGTATAGTTTTATGTTGTTTGATTCGCAAAATGCTTCTAACATTTTTATATGATCAAGGTTTTGATAGTAAACCCACTCATACGGGAGTATCTCTTCATAGTCCCAAGGGGCAGAAACTTTTGTCTTTTTTGGCTTATGATTAATAAACCACTCCTGCATTCTGTCTCCATCTGGCGAAACAAAATAAAATCTTTCGAAATTAGCAAAATGAGCAATAACAATTTCTGGCTTATATTGATATTGATGAATCATTCCAAAAAAACTTGAAACAAGTTTATTCGCAGCAGCACCCGAATAAGATATATTACCTATAGGAACCTCAATGCGAGAAGAGAGTAAGTCTGTCCACCTAAGATCCTGTGGCATGCCTTGCCCAAGCGTTATAGAGCAGCCTAGAGCAACGATTGGTGGTTTTGTAGAAAACTCTATAGACCTTAAGTCATCACTGTTCCATTTATAGTCATATTCTGGCCTTGGTATTTCAGCATGAACTGCTAACACTTCTGTTGTGTGAGAATAGTCTTTTTTGGGATTGTTCTTATCAATTAGGTGATTTGGAATTACTCTTGGATTGAACATGTCAAATAGCATTAGTAGATAACATGCCCTTTCTTTATTTTTCTATATTTTCTCCACATTTTAAATTTATATACCATTCTTTTTAACATATTGACTCTGGCCATTCTCTCCACCACATCTTTTTTCCGTTGTCAATAGGATATTCATTCCAAGAGTATGGCTTTCCAATTGCTTTTTTAGAATTATCAAAGAAATCCCATGTTTCAATTCCTTTTTGATGTCTATTTCTGTGTATATAGGCAGTATATGTGCTTCCAGGAGTTCCAACAAAATTTGTTGCATTATGCATTACTAAATTACAAATAAGTCCAAAAACTACCTCATCCTGGAATGGAAGTGCCATAAATTCATCTCTAAAATTGTTTACAATATATTCATCTAGTAATATAAACCTATGCTTGTTTTCTTGAACCATCTGGTGACCTGGCTGGCATGTTGAAACAACTATTGGAAGGTTATTTTGTGCAAACCTATCTAGCCACGATTCAAACATTTCTTGCTTGGTTTCAAACATGTGAACATGATCCGACAACCTTAAATGCATGCCTTGAAATTGTCCAATAGAATAATATATCTTGTTTGCTAAGTCCACGTATTCTTTTTTAAACTTAACTGATGATATTGCCTTGTCAAGACTTTTGCTTCTGTCATAAAAAAATCTTGAGTACCATCCTAAAGTTAGTTTTAGATGAAGCGTTTTATCTAGAGGAAGTCTTTTTCTTCCTTCTGCAAAAAACTTTTCATCATCAGAAATTTCTGGCTTGTTACTATAATAAAAATTATTTAAAATATCATCAATTACAAATTCTTCCTGCTTAAAACTATCTATTTTTTCATCAATAAATATTAGATTTTCGTTAAAGTCTAGAAGGTCTAAAAGATGAGGATACTGCTCTGGATCTGTAAATCCTTCTCTTTGCTTGTTATAAAATCTACTTGGAGTAAAAATAGGAATAGTTTTAGTGTTATAAAGTTTTGGGTCTGCACCATACCTTGCGTAATGAACTATTGCTGGAGCGTTTAATTCATGAGAAAGACCAGATGCCAGTTCAAGGCTCATAACTTGATTAATTAAGCCTGTTGGATTATATAGTTGAAAAAATAACTTATTCATCTACATCATTTCTTGTTTTGGCTCTTCAGTGGTAATCGTTTTACGAATATCTGTGTATAGATATTGAGGTCCATGCTTAAAGAACCAATGGTCTGGTTCTGTATAAAAGAAAAATGCATTTGCTACTAAATTATTTTCTGGATTTGGAAACTCTTCTCTCCAGTGCTGTTGATCATTACCATATGAAAAAACTGCATCATTTTCTTCAGGCTGAAACTTTTCGCCCTCAACATAAAAATCCCAAGGAGTCTTATGAAAAATTGTATAGTTGATATGATATGTACAGGCGTTATCGTCAACATGTTTCCAGAGTCTTGCCTGATCTGTTTCATAAATACTAAGAAGACACCAAGAAGGAACTAGTGTGTTTGATTCAAACTCTTCTCTTGCTAAAGGAAGTAGCATTTCATGAAACCTTCTTAGGGGTTCAATGTTTTCTCCATGCGTTCCGTCCCATATTGCCCACTGGTGTCTTCCAAATCCTGGCTCAAATGTGTTTTTTTGTGTTGCCCACAAATGCATTGCTAAATTTTGCAAGTTTGTATGTTCGTGCTTTGGAAATATATTTTTTAATAAAAAAGCATCTTTCATTTTTACCACTTCCCAATCGGACATGTTGCTGCTTCTAGTTTAGTCTTTAAGTGCATTAGGCATCCACACTTTTTGCACTGTTTAGTTAATTTTATTAGTTCTGGACAAGCCCTGCATATTGCCATTCTAGAAGATGCTAACTCCTCATTCTCTACATATTTGTTTGGGTCAAGCATGTGCCATGGCTTAGTCTCGCCTTGGGCTTGCTTCCATTCTTCCCACTTTGACATGTTCTGTATCTCCTTATATGTTAATAATGTTTGTACCGTTCCAAATATCACCGACATTTGCTGTCTGGCCTTCTGGAACTTTTATAAGTGTTGTTTCACTTTCGAATATTGATATTAGTTGTTCATTTTTTTCAGTATTTGGCTGTCCTATAATTGTAAGGATTATCATGTCGTCACAAATATACGAATACTGTCCTCTTATCGATCCCTCTGTAATTGATGTAGGATCTCCTCCGTTAAACTTTGTACCGTCCCAAATAGCGCCACTTCTAACAGATGAGCCAAAGTCTGTTAAATTTTTGCCAACAATAGGGAGTCCACTTTCTAGTGCAAAATCAACTCTTTCTTTTTTTGCATCAGGAATATCTGTAAACACGCTAAATACATCCCAGGTGTCTTGACTATTTTTAACTATGCATGCGTACATTTTTTCTCCTTATTGTTATATAAGTATATCATGCTACTCGTAGCAGTCTCCTGTTGAACAGTCACCAAATTCTCCACCGCATGTAGCGTCACCGCACACATAACCAGAAGATGCTGTAGGTGTTGGTGCTGTAGGTGTTGGTGCTGCAGGAACTGGTGTTGCAGGAACTGGTGTTGCAGGAACTGGTGTTGCAGGAACTGGTGTTGCAGGAACTGGTGTTGCAGGAACTGGCGACTCAGGGCATGTAAATGATTCATTTCCACAAGAGTCAACGTAAATAGTTACAGATCTTCCACAAGATGCACGATATTCAGTATAACTAGAAACATTTGGTGTACATGCTACAGGTGTCACAGGTACAGGTGTTGGTGATGCAGGTACAGGTGTTGGTGATACAGGTACAGGTGTTGGTGATGCAGGTACAGGTGTTGGTGATGCAGGTACAGGTGTTGGTGAAGGACATGTGAATGTCTCATTTCCACAAGAGTCTACATAAATTGTAACTGGTCCACCACAAGATGCACGATATTCAGTATAACTAGAAACATTTGGTGTACATGCTACTGGAGTTACAGGAACTGGGACTGGAACTGGTATTGGTGTTGGTGAAGGACATGTGAATGTCTCGTTTCCACAAGAGTCTACGTAAATTGTAACTGGTCCACCACAAGATGCTCTGTATTCTGTGTAGTTAGAAACATTTGGTGTACATGCTACAGGTGTTGCAGGTACAGGAGTAGGTGCTACAGGATTAGGACATTCAAATGTTTCATTTCCACAAGAGTCAACGTAAATTGTAACAACTGCATTACAAGATGCACGGTATTCAGTGTAACTGTCAACGTTTGGTGTACAAGCAACTGGGGTTGCAGGAACTGGTGTTGGTGTTGTAGGGACTGCAGGACAATTACTTGGCGCAGAAGGCATTGAAGTAGTTGAGCAAGAGTAATTTGTTCCGCCTCCGCCTGGAAGTCCAGAAACTACAGCAGCATATGCAGAACATGCGTTTCCAATGTCAGTAGTTACAACATTGTTTGCGTCAACTGTAAATTGTTCCTGTACTGGAGATCCTTGGTAACAATACGAAATGTATGCTGTTCCTGTTGTTGCTATTGGTGCGACAGGTGCGACAGGTGTAGTAGGAGTTGGTCCTACAGGAGCAACTGGTGTTACAGGAACTGGTGTTGGTCCAACTGGTGTTGTAGGAATTGGTGTAGGTGCAACGGGTGCAACAGGTGTTGGTGTTGGTGATGTAGGAATAGGGGTTGGAGCAACTGGTACTGGTGTAGGTGCAGCAGGCACTGGTGTAGGTGCTACAGGAGTTGGAGTTGCAATATTTTCATAAACATCTCCATAAAAAACCCAAGCATCTGTTCCAACCTTTAACAAGGTTCCTTTACTATATTGTCCATCAAGATACATTCTTGCACTTTTGCTATTAACTGTAACTCCGATTTCTGGAGTAATAGTTGTTGTTCCTGTTCCGTACTCAATTAAATCAATTTTATATCCAACCTGAAGCGCTGTTGTAGAATTTTTGGGGACTGTAAGTGTAATTGCTGATGACGTAGAAAGTAGTTGTGTGCTTCCTGCATATGATGGCAATAAAGAAAAATTAGATGTTTGTTCTAATACCGTTGATAAATAGTTAAGGTCAAACCTTTCATCTACAATGTTCCAGTCAATTCCGTCTCCAGCAAGTTCATTATAACCGCCTACTGCTCCAGCAATAGCATTTGCAATACCTGAGTCTACATAAGACGTTGTTGCAAGTAGTGCTGTGTTTGGTATTCCGTGGACATCTAGAGTATCTGCATTATGTGTAGCAATAGCAGCATTTCTATTTACTACCTCTTCTGCATCTGCATCTACAAGGTTCTGAAGGTGCTTTGCAATTGAGTCTTCCAAAAGAAGTGATGTGTTTGTATTTGCACCATCATAGGTGTAAGATCCATAGTGATAAAGTCTTAAGGCTGCCTGAATATCTGCTGCATCTGAAAGGCCAGGGATTTTGGTATTGAAAAGTCCATCACCGTTAGGCGTGTTATCAATATTCTCTGCTGCCACTATAAATCACCTCTTGCCATTATACCACTGTAATAAATAAATGAACACGCTTTGGGCCAGCCATGGGCACCCAGGTTGTTCCATTATATTCTACACCCTTTATTTCAAGTGGTAATGCTCTGATTGGATCGTCTATTACAGTATTAACTACAAGGCTAGTTGAAACAGGGCCCCCAGTTGGTGATGAAATAGAATACTGAATACTAAAGTTTGCAGATGTAAGGTTTACATCACTTGCAATTTCTGTTATATTAATTGGAGGTATTACAAGTGTACCGTTTGCTGCAGTAACATCCTTTACAGAAGAATAAAAGTTTGTTTTTAAACTAAGCATTTCTGTCCACTGTGTTCCATTTGGAGTTGCTATTTTTTGAAATACTGTTTTATATGTTGGTGAATATGGGTTGTAATCAATTGCAATATCTAGTGCCTGTATGCCAGTTGGCTGACTCATTATTGCAGCATTAACATTTGTATCTTGTGGATTTCCGTTTGACCCTACAATAATACTTCCACGATCACCTTGTGGTCCTATATCTAGGTCTAGACTTATGCTTTCTGGTCCACCAAAAACTGTTAGATCTTCATTGGATAAAAGTATATCTGCCACTATTCTGCTCCAAATGGTGTTGGAGTTGGTGAAGGTGTTGGTGATGGCTCAGCAATTGGAGAGGCAGTTGGAGTTTCCCCTATTGGTGTTGGTGATGGAGTTGGAATTGCAATAGGTGCTGGTACTGGTGTTGGAGATGCAATAGGTGCTGGTACTGGTGTTGGTGCTATTGGGGCAGGAGCAACAGGAGTTGGTCCTGGTGTTGATGTTTGAGGAAATACTGCAGTAACAATTCCTGAGTGAGCAGAGTGTGTAACTTCTTCTGCTCCTTGAACTGTAAAGAAATTTGCAGAAACTCCATACAAAGTATAATCTTTAGACTCTGGGTCTTCGTTGTCCTTAAGTCTTGGAGCAAGGGTTATTGTTGCCACATATGTAACTCCTGGCTGAAAGTTTCCAGTAAATGTTGTGTCTTTTCCATTAACTCTTTTTTTCCAAACAGTTGATCCAGAGAATTGAGTATTTGTTTCAACACTTGAGTCTGGCACTAATCCTGAAACTGGAATTGTTACTCCAGAAATTGATGCGTTGCTTATTGTTGTTGCCGTTACTGGAAATGTTGCAGTAACAACTCCTGAGTTTGCAGTATTTGTAGAGTCAGCATTTTCTACTGAGAAAAAATTTGATGGAATGCCATTTAGAGTGTATCCGCTAGACTGCCTTGGTGTTACATTTATTGTTGCTATGTAGACTGTATTTGAAGCAAATCTTGATGGGCTTCCAGACCAAGTGACTGTTCCAGAGTATTCTGGTGTATCTATAATTGTGGCTACTGGAACTGCGCCTGTTACTGGTCTTGTTAATACAAGTCTTCCATTTGACAAAGGTGTTATTGGGCTTGTTGAGGCTGTTGCACCAGTAACCTGATCTGTTATTGTTATTTTTCCTGTTAAAAGAGTTTGAACTGTCTCATAATTGTTAAGCGATCCAGGTACAGTAGATGGTTTTCTAACTTCTACATCATAAACATACTCTGTTCCAGCAACCAAGGTTGTAGAGTCTGAAGGCCTTATAGCACAAACAACATGAGTTCCATCGTCAGACACACGAGCATAACCTTTGATAGGAACTCCAGAAGAGCCACGAACTGTTGAAATTGTAAACTGAGCACTATCATACAAAGCGGATGACTCTGTAAAATAATCATCAACATTTGCAAAATTTGTTGGAATTTGGTATTGGCTTAAGTCAAAAACCGTTCCATCGTTCTTTTTCGGGTAGATACGAAATTCAAAGGTGTCACCCTTATAGTAATTGAAGTCATATATTGATGGAAATGCCATGGTTTTATTATACCACGCTGACGTATATAGATTTCATAATTACTGATGCATCAAAGTCTGTACGTATTTGAGGCACTGCCCCACTACCCCAAATTTTTTGATTTTCTATAAAGATTTGCTGAGTAACTGTTATTGGATATGTGTGCTGATACTTTAGAGACCCTATAAACTGAGAAACATCTAGATCACCGTTAGTAGAGTAGGTTCTAACCCAAACCTCGGTGTTGCTGCTATGCGTTGTTAGTTCAAAACTATAGGTTATGAATACTTGAGCACCCTCTTGAAGTCCCCTGAAATTAAATGCTCTTGCATGGTCATTCCATAATGAAGTACAGCCCTTTGGTAAATATTTTTCATTTGATCTTCCTTCAGATAACAAGAAAGTGCTAACCCAACCATCTTCTCCTTCTGAGATGCCAAGTTTAAAAGGTTTCTCAACTTTGTTATGATAAGAAGCCCATCCTGCTTGCTGTCCTGAAGAGGATAGAGAACTTAGACCGTCTTTGCCTGGCGATCCTTGTGCTCCTTTTGGTCCCGATTTTCCTTCTGGGCCTTGAGGTCCTTCTTTTCCATCTTTACCGTCTCTACCTGCGGGTCCCTGTGGTCCAACTGGGCCAGGGACTGGAAGAAATGAAAGAGAATTATCTGTAGAATGAGATGCCTGACTTTGTTCTACTTGTGCAGCATAAGAAGATTTTTTTACACCAGGAAAATCCATAGATTTAGAAGCAGCCATGAAGATATTATCTCATGATATTATTTATTTACTTTAAAAGTTTTATCTTTAATCTTAACTATTGGGGACAACTCTGGTCTTGGAGTTGATATTTTTACTACTGCCATTATAGACTTCCTGTAACATCACCAAGAACAGAAATAGTTCCAATCAAAGGTGTCCAGATTGTTTCTGAATCAATAGTTACCTGTAGATCAAATGTTAACTCTGTTACAACTGATTTAAAACCAGTTCCCCATAGTGACGTAATTGATGATGGAGCCATAATGTCTACATATCCTATTCCAGGTGTAACTTCCAGGGAATCAAGAAAGTCAGACTGAGGATCATAAGAAGTAGCCTCATACGTCCAATCAGATGTATCAAAATATGTTGTTTCGTCATCCTGTAAAAATTCCACACGGAGCGGAGATGTGTCTCCTCTAACTATTTGCCATTTAATACGAGCAGGATCTGCTCCAAATACTTCAGGTCCGTGGGTAGCCATAATAATTGATTATACCATAAAAATTGACTAATACCAAGGTTGGTGGGTATAGGACAAACCAAGGTATTAGCCAATAATAAATTATACCATAAAGGACAAAACGGACATGATATTTAAAGTTATCAAATTGTTATAATAGCCAATGTCCGATTTGTTACTTTTAGAACCATATGCCAAGATTGGGATAGTGTATACTTTTAAATATATAAGAGAAAAGAGTATCTTTATAGTTTTAAAAGATATCTTATATATAGTATATAGGAGAGTTTATGAGTAAAGTTTATCATGAATATCTTTCTGGCAATCTTATTGGCCCAACAATAAGTATGAACATGGATATAAATAAAAACACGACCTATTTGCAAGTATGTCCAGACTGCTCCCACGATGAGTGCCTACCAGAAAGAGGTCGATCAAATGAAAAATCAAAAAGTACAAATTCTTTAGATCCAAAAATTTCTTACAGGATAAACAACTTCGGTTATAGGTCTGATGATTTTGATATAAGAGATTCTGAATCTAATTTTTTATATAGCGGTTGCTCTAATACTTTTGGTATAGGGGTACCGCTTGAATCTATATGGGCCCATCAATTAAACTCTTTCTTAGGTGGAGAAAAATTTATAAGTTTGGGAATTAACAGTGGGTCTTACAAAACAATTGTTTATGATGTTTTTAATTACATAAGAAACTTCGGAAAACCAAAAGGTGTATTTTTACTTTTTCCAAACATTGAAAGACAAATAGTTTTTCTTGGCAATAACGATAAAAATGTTAATATTTTTGTGCAAGTTTACAGAAATACTTCTTCAAAAATTTCAGAGGTCATTACAGAAAAATCAAATATGTTTGAGTTTTATAACACAGTCAAAATGCTAGAAGACTATCTTTTTGAATTAGGTATACCACTTGTATGGACAACATGGGATATGGCGCTAGATAAGAAGATATCATTGACCAAGGGATTTAATAACTATGCCAGCCTTGACAATTTTGATATTTATAACAAAACACAAAACGCCCCTATACCAGAAAAACTAGATAACGAGTATTGGAATGTAGCAAGAGACTCTTCGCACTTAGGATCAAAATATCATTTGTACTATGCGTCAATACTTTATGAAGAATGGAAAAGAAAATATGAAAAAAATAATTAACAAAATTAAATTTTATTTTTTTAAAAGAAAAAACAAAAACAAAGACTATCTTTATTAAAATTACTTTTTTTCAACTTTTGCAATATGTTCAATTAAAATCTTATACATCTCGTCGAGTTTGTTTTCTTGTCGCAATCTTGACTTCTCTGAGGCAATCCTTTGCTCATCTAGTGCGGTTTCAAGTCTATTAACCTGGTCTTTTAGCGATGAGCCAGAATTCGGCTTAAGTTCGCTGAGATAATGTTTTACAAGCCACTTGATTGCAAGTCCAAGTGATGATACAATTGTAAGTATGGCTACGATTAGCGAAGCCCAGTCCTGGATTGTCATAACTAGATTATTATAAGGGGTATTTTACAAAAATGAAAACAGACATACTTAACACACTAGAGTATTCTAAGAATTTAATTATATCCCCTGACATGGATGGTTTTATGACCGCAAAATTATTGGAGCGTTTTAACGGTTCGAAAATAGTGGGTTCGTATGACAAAAATATTTTATGTCTCGCCGACGGGATCAATCCAGAAGAATGCTTGTTCGTCGACTGCGATATGAATCGTCAAGAGTATGTATCTCTCGGCAACCATATGCGACTCTTAGAAGATAATATGTCAGTCGAGTCGTTTAATCCGAATGTGCACTTCGGCGTTTCGACATATAGCGACAAGTTTCCTTTCGCAACCGCTTTTTTGATTTCGTTCGCAATAGAGGCTGACCTATCCGAACAAGACCTTATACGCATGGCTTTCGCTGACTCAACTCTCAAGAACATGGAGAAATACAGCGATAACATGCGAAACTGGTCTACACGGATGGATCATCATGCAACAAGGTACATAATAGACAATTCGGACATTGCAAAAAGAAATGATGCACAAGCAAGGTTTGATTATGTTGATCAATCATTTACATCAAAACGTTATGGCAAGACTCGTTACATAGATACCCTAAATAACGCCCTAGCAGGGCAGGAGATGAAGTTTGAGCCATTAGTCCAGGGTATGAAGTATGTATGTGACAAAGTTGGCATAGAAACGCTTATAAGGTATAATAGAGATATCATCTCTTATGCAGAAATATTCACAGGAGAATATTCTGTTACATATGACCAAGAAAAGGAATGGGTATGACAAAAGAACAAATTTTAGAAATAATGATCGATACGGTAAATGAGCATAACTTTAATTTAATGCTCCAATCAGGAATGGACAATGAAAAGATTCTAGAAACTCTTTCGGGCCAGCGTCCAGCATTGGAACATATGTTTGGTATGATTTATTCAAAACTTGAAGATGCAAAGGTTTTTGAGTAAAATCTGAAAAATTTTATTTGCCACAACTACAGTTCGTGCAGCAAGTTTCTGAAAATAATTTTACAGCCAAGGATGTCTCTTCTGGTCTGCCCAAATCTTCCCAAAATACTTCTCTTCCCATGTTGTCTGTTACTGGGAATGGACTTGATTCGAATTTAGGGTTTTGTGGTTCTGGGCGTACTTCTATGTCC